CTCTACACCTCGAGGAAGGAATAATTGGTTCGCTGAGTTTTTTGATAGGGGATTTATAGATGATTTCCCAGAATGGATATCTATTAAGGCGAGTTATAAGTCTAATCCTAGAATGTCTGAAACGGATATTCAGGAGGCTAGAAAAAGTATGTCCGAAGCTGAGTTTCGACAAGAGTACGAAGCTGACTTCAATACTTATGAAGGCCAAGTCTGGAACTTCAAATTCGATGAATGCGTAGGCTCCTTCCAAGAGACTGAAACTCTAGGAATGGACGTCTTCGCAGGACTCGACGTCGGGTATAGAGATCCCACTGCTTTCTGTGTGATTGCTTATTCATGGGATGAAGAAAAGTACTTTCTTCTGGACGAATACTTAGATGCAGAGAGAACTACTGAGCAACACGCTTTAGAAATACGAGCAATGATAGATAAGTGGGATATTGATTATATTTACATTGACTCTGCTGCTCAACAAACACGATTCGACTTTGCACAAAACTACGATATTACAACAGTAAATGCTAAGAAATCAATTTTAGATGGTATTTCTCACGTAGAAGGAATAATAGATAATAATAGATTATTAGTTGACCAAAGTTGTAAAGAAACTCTCCAGGCGTTGGATCAATACCAATGGGATCCTAACCCTAACCTTTTAAGAGAGAAGCCAAAGCATAATCGTGCATCACATATGGCAGATGCACTGCGTTATGCATTGTATTCATTTGAAACATCAAACAGCGGCTTCTAGAGATACCATATCAAAAATAATGTTTGACATGATACCTCAGATTCGCTATAATTCTGGTATTCGAAAATGGATTTGAAAAGAGACATAGTAAAATACATAAGAGACAAAGCAAAGAACAAATATGAAAAAGGCACTGAGTGCTATATTTGTGGGGAAAAAGCGGAACTTGATTTTCACCATTTTTATTCTTTAAGTCCGTTAGTACATAATTATGTAAAAAAGAACAAGTTACTTCCTGAGAATATATTATCTTTTCGGGAAGATTTCATACAAGAGCATTGGGCTGAGTTGTATGAGCACACAGTAACACTATGCCATGCACACCATTTAAAGTTACATAAGGTGTATGGAAGAGACCCGGCCCTCACAACCGCTAAAAAGCAGGAAAATTGGGTAGAAATTCAAAGAGAAAAACATGGCATGGTATGATAGAATAATTGGTCGACAGCCGGAGGCGGATGAAGAAAAGCTGAATCCTGCCCAACGATACTTCGATCATACTGTTCAGCCCTCTAGAGAATTTACATTCAAGTATGAAAAAGCATACGAGGATATTGAAATTGTCAACCGAGGCGTCAACCTTATTGTAGATGACGCAGCAGAAATTAAGACAAATGTAGGAGCACCAATAGCCGGAGTTCAGGGTATAACAAAAGGCGTAAAAAGATCTAGAGTAAACCTTCTTCTAAATAAAGAGCCTAATCCTTTTCAGGACATTAGTACGTTTAAAAGAAACTTAATCACAGATTATATTCTTGATGGTAATATCTTTATTTATTATGATGGTGTTCACCTCTATCATCTTCCTGCCAATAAAATGAATATTCATGCTAGTCAGACTACTTATATTGAAAAGTATACTTTTAATGAAACAGTAACTTATAGTCCTAGTGAAATTATTCATATCAAAGATAACTCTTTCTACTCCATATATCGAGGAGTCTCTCGTCTTAAGCCTGCACTACGAACAATGATTCTTATGCAGAATATGCGGCAGTTTCAAGACAACTTTTTTAAGAACGGAGCTGTACCAGGATTAGTACTTAAAAGTCCTAATACTTTAAGCGAGAAGATAAAAGAAAGGATGATACAATCCTGGACGCTCCGTTATCGTCCAGACTCAGGAGGTCGAAGACCTCTTATTCTTGATGGCGGAATTGAATTGGATAGTATTTCAAACACTAACTTCAGAGAGTTAGATTTTCAGAATGCTATCGCAGAGAATGAAAAAATTATATTAAAGGCACTAGGTATTCCACCTATATTGTTGGATTCCGGTAATAATGCAAACATTCGACCTAACATGCGAATGTACTATTTAGAAACGATACTGCCTATAGTTAAAAAGCTTCATTTTGGTTTAGAACGTTTTTTCGGTTTTGAACTAAGAGAAAATGTTACTGATGTACCGGCTTTGCAGCCAGAACTGAGAGATCAGTCACAGTACTACACAGCCTTAGTGAATGGAGGAATTATTTCTCCTAATGAAGCAAGAGAACATTTAGGATTTGAGCCAGTAGAAGGCTATAATGATCTTCGTGTGCCTGCTAATATTGCAGGTAGCGCAGCAAATCCAGATGAAGGCGGTAGACCTGTAGAAGGAGAAGAAACAGATGGCTAGATTACGAGTAAGAAACCAAATCCTACAAGAGATCGGTATGTTCATGCTAGAAAAAGGAAAAGTTCTTGAAAAGCATGATTACGATCAATGTGAAAATGAGGTTCCTATTCGTTCTGGTATGGCATTAAATCACTTTGGTAGTTGGTCAAGATTACTTCAAACTCTTGAAGGTAGTCTACCAGATATTTGGGCTGAGATTAAGAAGGCAGAGAATCCTCCGCCTCCACCAAAGCCTAAGGCGGAACCTAAGCCTAAAGCTACGCCTAAGCCTGCTCCGGCAGCTAAAAAAGAAGAGAAGTAATATGGAAAAGATATTTAATCTAACCTCTACTTTCAAGAGTCATGTGGCAGAAGACGGTTCAGCTATGATTCGAGGAATGGCAAGTACTTCTGATTTTGACCGTGCGGGGGATTCTATCTCTCATGAAGCATGGACAAAAGGAGGTTTAAAGAATTTTGAAAAGAATCCTATTATTCTTTTTAATCACGATTACGATCGACCAATAGGTCGAGCTACAGGTCTAAAAGTAACAGATAGTGGCCTGGAGTTAGAAGCAAAGATTAGCAAGTCTGCACCTGCTAATGTTTGTGAGTTAGTTAAAGAAGGTATCCTTGGAGCTTTTTCTGTTGGTTTCCGAGTCAAGGATGCTGATTATATCACGGAAACCGACGGACTAAAGATAAAGGACGCTGAATTGTTTGAAGTATCGGTTGTATCCGTTCCTTGCAATCAAGAAGCTACTTTTTCTCTGGCGAAGTCTTTTAGCTCTATGGAAGAGTACGAAGAGTTCAAAAAAACTTTCATAAATAGTGTCGAACTAGCCGAGCCGTCTCTGGCTAAGGATGAAAAATCATTACTAGCTAGTGACGCACCGGATGGAACCCAAGAGGTTCAAAAGGAGACAAAAATGTCGGAAGATGTAAAAACTCCCGAAGTCGACTTGGAAGCTTTTGCGAAAAAGGTAGCAGAAGAAACTGCTGCAAAGATTGCAATGAAGCAGGCCGAGCAAAAAGCCGCAGATGAAAAAGCTGCGCAAGAAGCTGTAGAAAAAGCGGCTGCAGATGCAGAAGTTAAGGCTCAGCAAGAAGAAGAAGTTAAGAGCGCAATTGCAACTGGTATTGAATCAGGTGCTGAAAAGCTTTTGGCGGACGTACAAGAAGATCTTACTAAGCGCAATGCTGATATGGAAGAAACTCTTGCTAAGTATAAGAGAGAGCTAGAAGAGAAAGCTGACGAAATCTCTAAGATGCGCGACTCTAAGCGAGTATTTGCTGATCGTGCTGCCAAGTCTGATATTTCAGCTTGGGGTCAAGATTTCTTGAATGCTCACATGTTGGGTGTTATGACTCAAAAGGGTTGGAACACTTCTTATGCACAAGATATTCAGGAAAAAGCTGGTATCGACTATGCAACCAACGCAGGTGATATCGATCAGGAAGTATCTTCTTTGATTGAAAAGGAAATCATGAATGAGCTGAAAGTAGCTCGCATGTTCCGTGAAATCCCTGTAAACGGTAAGTCCACAGTGCTTCCTATCCAAGTAGACGTTGACCCTGCATCATGGGCAACTAACGCTACTTCTGGAAACTTGGAAAATCGTGGCGCTTCAAACGCTACTTACCAGCCTAAGCAAGTTATCTTGAACGCTTATCGCTTGATCTCAAGCACGTTTATGGATAATGAAGTTGACGAGCAGGTACTTGTTAACTTGATGCCTATGTTGGTTGAAGGTGTTGCACGTGCACATGGCCGCGCAGTAGAAGCCGCTATCCTTAATGGTAACGGTACTATCTCTGGCCTTGACGGACACGCAGCAGCAGCTACTGCCAAGCACGATATCGATGGTGCTTCATTAGCATCTGGCAACTTCTCTACTATGACCGGTGCTACTTTATTGGCAGCACGCAAGGAAATGGGTAAGTATGGCCTGAATCCTTCAGAAGTTGTTTACATTGTAAGCCAAGCCATGTACTACGATCTGTTGAGTGACTCTGCATTCCAGAGCCTTGATGAAGTAGGTACTGAGCTTGCTATCAAGGTGACTGGTACTATCGGTGCAGTCTTCGGATCTCCTGTTGTGGTTTCTGAAGAGTTCGCAGCCGAAGCAGCCGGTGTTCCTGTAGCTTTCTGTGTATACCCACGCAACTACGTACTTCCTCGCCTCCGCGGTGTAACTGTTGAGCAGGATTACGAAGTAATGAATCAGCGTCGTGTTATCGTTGCAACCCAATCTCTGGGCTTCAATGAAATCGTCGCAGGTGCTTCTGGCGACCAGCCTAGCATCAAGATCGATTCAGTAGCTTAATCATAGCTAGTAACCGATGGGGAGGGTAACCTCCCCTAGGTTTTTATTAATTTACTTATGGCAGATTTAATTACATTATCAGATTATAAGGACATGGAGGGAATCAATGGTCCCAAGGAGGACTTACGTATTTCTCGCCTTATTCCGTCTGTAAGTGAATTAGTAAAAACCTACTGCGGTAATTCGTTTGTAGATTTTTATTCTAATAATAAAATAGAAGATTTTGATATTCACTGGAGTACTTATGCTGTACAGCTCACTGAGAGTCCTATAGTTAATATCGTTTCAGTACAAGAAAGGGGAGGGTATGATCAAGCATATTCCACACTCACTACTACAGACCATGAATACTATCTCGATGCGCGTACCGATAGCATTGTTAGAACTAATAAGTCTGGGTCTCGTCTTAATTGGAGTAAAGGTGTTGGTGCTGTAAAGATTACTTATAAAGCAGGATATTCAGAAGTACCTTCTGATTTAAAACTTGCTATTTCTGACTTAATTACTTATTATCTTAAAGATGAGCACAAAGAAAGAAGAACTTTAGGCGGCGCATCTATACAAAATCAAAGCTCTACTACTCAAAGGGATAACGTAGCTTTCCCTGATCATATTAAGCGAGTACTAGACTTATATAAGAACTTTTAATGGCTGCTAAATACCCAAAAACTTTAAGAGGAATAAGAGGAGCTCTTCAACGAGACATCTTCATGAGATCTAAAGCCGTAAGAAGGGCTATAGATAGAAATCCGATGGTTTTACAAGTAACAAAACTTGATAAAGAGTACGCAAAAAAGTTCAATGAATTTGCAAAACAAATAAATGCAGCTGCAGAAGAGCACGGAGCAGACTCCGCAAAAAGAATTACTTTGGGCGATAATGGAGCAGTATTTACAATAAAAACTGCAAAAAGAATGGTTGATACAATGGCAGCAGGAGATAGTGCTGCTACTGGAGAGAAGTTAGGATTTGCTAACTTTAGACAGCAAAATTACTTCTTCAAAAAACTATTTCCAGAATTAACTGGAAATTATGAACTAGGCCATAAGAATATAAGCGTGCTTCGTGCTAATTTAGCAATTGCACTTGATGAATTTTCTAAGGATGATCCTCGCAGAAAAGCCCTTTTAGCTCTTTTTAGTATTGTAAAAGAGTTAGATGCTGTAGAGGAAAAAGGTGTTAGCTTAATTGATTTAATTGAGAACACAAAAAAGGCTGCATCAAGAAAGCGAGATTTTTCTGTAGATTGGAAAAAAGATGTTGATACTGTAGGCGGATTAGATTATAGAATTGAGCTGGAGTATGAAGAAATTGGATTAAACCAAGAAAAAGGTCGAATGGCTGCAAAGATCGGAGAAATATTCAAAGCTCTAGTAGAAGGTGAGGCAGAAAGAGTAGAGACTTTTTTAGCAGGAATACCTTATGAAAATTTAAGGGGCTCTCCAGATCTTATAGATGATATTCTTGATTTAGCTGCTGATACAATAGATCCCTCTAAAAAAGCAAAGAGGAAAAAGTCATCACAGAAAAACAGAGGCAAACTAACAGGAAGGGGCACTAAACCGGAAAATAGAGCTAAGCTCACGGAAATAAAAAAGCCGAGAAAAACAAGAGCAACTACTTCTCAGAAAAAAGATGTCTCTCCTTTAGCACTAGCTTCTTTAATAAATAGTAAACTACCTGACGTAGTTGCAAAGAACATGGTTTCACCTCGTCTTCAGTTACAGACAGGTGCTCTAGCACAAAGTGCTAGAATAGTAGATATTCAGCAAACTGCTCAAGGATTTCCAAGTATAGGATATACTTATAGAAAAGATCCTTACCAAGTTTTTGAATCAACAAGCGGCACTAGGTTTTCTGATAGAGAAAGAGATCCAAGAGCTTTAATAGATGCGTCAATAAGAGAAATTGCAGCGACATTAGTAACAGGAAGATTGTTTACTAGGAGACTATAATGGCATCAAGAGACTATACTTCTCGCCGTGCAAACATTCTGAAAGCACTTGCAGAGCAGTTAAAAGAAATTGATGGGTCTGGCGCTTTTCTCACAGATTTACAAAATAACGTTCATCCAAGGTTAAAATTCTGGGATGAAGTAGATGAATTTCCTGCAGTGCATTTAAATGCCGGCAGTGAGTCTCGGCAGTATCAGGGTGGAGGCTATAAAGATAGATTCTTAGTGGTCACAGTTCGATGCTATGTAAATAGTGAAGATGATGCAACTGAAGAATTAAATCTTCTTATGGAAGATATAGAAACAGTACTTGAGGAAAATTCTCAATTAAAATATGTAGACGCTCAAAATAATGAGTTTGCTACTCAACAGATCACTATAATCAGTATAGATACTGATGAAGGTGTATTGGAACCTTTAGGTGTTGGTGAGATAACTATAGAGGTTCGATATTAGAAAAACCCGACAAGAACAGATGTTCACGTTCAGGCTTTTTCAAGCTCTTAGGAGAAAATTATGGCTCAGACATTATATTTTAGTCGTGATACTAAATTTTACGTTGAATTGCCGCAAGCTAGTGGCGAATTCGTATGGGAAATTCCGATACTTGATGGATTTAGTTTCTCACAAGCGACAAACTCTACAGAAGTTACTCTTGCTGAGATGTCAACAGGCGGAACGTCGCGAAGAGGCCGAGCCTTTTTTAACGACTCTTTAGCACCTGTTGAATTCTCATTTAGTACTTATGTTCGTCCTTATAAAACTGCGGGCTCTGGTACAGGTGTATTTGGTGACACTCAAAACGAACATCACGCAGTAGAAGAAGTTTTATGGGCACTTATGGCTGGTAATGCTGCTGTAAGTAGTGCAAACTTTACAGGATTTACTAGAGATACTACTGATTTGGACATTACATTTGCAAACTCAAATGTAACTGAATTAGGACCTACTACTCCAGGTAGAGAGCCGAATCTGTACTTTAGTCTTGGAACTGGAAAATCAAATCCAAAGATCTATAAACTATCAAAAGCTGTTATCAATGAAGCAACTATTGATTTTGATATTGACGGTATTGCTACAATTAACTGGTCTGGTTTTGCTTCGACAATTGCTCAGGCAAGCTTGCCTACTGTAGACTACACAGAAGATATAACTGCCGATGATAACTTTATTAGAAACCGATTGACAGAACTTACTATTACGGCAGACGACACTACAACTTTCCCTGGCGGACATGGTGGTGTTACTGGTGCGTATGGCTTAACACTAACCGGAGGTTCTGTAACAATTACTAATAATGTAACTTACATTACACCTGAAACATTAGGTGAAGTGAATACTCCTGTAGGCCACGTTACGGGCGCTCGAAGTGTTACAGGAAGCTTTACTTGCTACTTGTCTCACGATACAGCAAATAGTAATAATGGTACTTCCACAGACTTCTTTGCTGATATGACAGCAGCAAATGCATTGAATAAGATTACAAACAGCTTTACTACTACATTTAAGGTGGGGGGCGCTTCTGGTACTCCTCGTTTGGAACTCTTAATGGATTCAGCTCACTTTGAGATTCCTACTCATAACATCGAAGATGTTATTGCGGTAGAAACGAATTTCCACGGATTGCCGTCTACAATTGACGCTACCAATGAGCTTGCTCTCAAGTATGTAGGTGCAACCTAAATCATACTAATCAGAAAAAGGGGCTTCGGCCCCTTTTTTTATTCACCTCTAAAAAATAATTCTTGACTTTTACTCTCATATCAACTATACTATGACGATATTGAAATTTGTACAAAGGATTTATCAATGACCGAAGAGAAAAAACCAGTTTCACTAGCCAGTCTAATGACTGCTTCAAAAACAGTATCTATAGACTTTCCTGGATATACAGGAATGTCAGTAGATTTGTGTTACTTAGCAAGAGAAGAGCTAGTAAAGTTACGGAAAAAGTGTATTTCTACAAAATGGAATAAGAAAACTCATCAACCTGAAGAAGATCTTGATGATGAAAAATTCTTAGTAGAATATACAAAAGCAGTTATTAAAGGGTGGAAAGGACTCAAGTATCGCTACCTAGAAGAGCTTCTTTTGGTAGATATAGCAGATCTAGACCCAGACGACGAGCTTCCGTACACCCAAGAAAATTCAGAACTATTAATGCGAAATGCAAATGCTTTTGATACTTGGGTAACTGAAACAGTAGGTGACCTTGAAAATTTTACTGGAAACAAGTAGATGAGGTAAAACGTCTGCTTGAGAGACATATAAAAGAGCAGAACTCTAATTTTGATCTCGACAAGTACCTATTAGTCTGTGAACAGCTAGGCGAAGAGCCTGACCCTGCCAAAATGCCACTAGAGGCTTCTGCGTTTCCGTATGAAGTTCAGGTGGCATTTTTTGTGCTCGGATTATTACCAGATCGTTATGAAGGAATGTCCGGAACGTATATGGGAAAAGACTGGAGCTCTGCAACTTTTATATTTGAAGCGTATAATATAGAAGATATACAATCAGTAGTATTCTTTGCAAAAACATATGAAACTATGTTAGTAAACGAAAGAGCAGAAGAACAGAAACGAAAGCAAAAACAAGCAGAAAGAAGAGCTAAAGGCGGAGGTAGTAATACCTTCCATGTATCAGGTTAAATGGCTAAAAAACGTACAGTATTTGTCGATGTCGTCGTTGACGACAAAGGTACAACCAAAAAACTTGCTATTGATAGTAAGCGTCTTTCTGACGGTTTAGAAAAAGGTCAGAAGAATACAAAGTCTTTTGATAGAAATCTTCGAGGAGTTATTCAAACTTCTCAAGCAGGGGGCAGAAACTTTGCCGCTCTTGCTCAAGGTATTACTAATGGTATCGTTCCTGCATACGCCGCATTTGCTGCTCAAGTATTTGCAATCGGTGCTGCATTTAGATTCCTACAATCTGCAGGAGATTTATCCACTCTTCAAAAAGGACAGCAAGCATACGCTTCCGCTACCGGTATAGGTTTAAGAACTTTAACGGGCAGAATTCAAGAAGCTACAAATAATCAAATAGCTTTTACAGAAGCTGCTCAAGCAGCTGCTATTGGTACAGCAGCAGGTTTAAGTGCTAATCAATTAGAAAGATTAGGTGGTGCAGCAAAAGATGTCTCTCTTTTACTCGGTAGAGATGTAACAGACTCATTTAATCGTCTTGTGAGAGGTGTAACAAAAGCAGAACCTGAATTATTAGACGAACTTGGTATTGTACTTCGTTTAAAAGATGCTACAGAAGAATATGCTCGTGCTCTTGGTAAAAATGCAAATGATTTAACCACATTTGAAAGAAGTCAAGCAGTTGCGAATAATGTTTTAGGGCAGGCAGAAGAAAAATATGGAAGAATAATTGATATTGTTAATCCTTCTGTAAATGATTTTAATAAATTTGGAAAAGCATTCGATGATATTGTAAATAGTGTAAGAAAAGGGTTAAATGCTTTATTAGGACCAATTGCAGGATTTTTAGCAGAAAATCCTTTTGCAACTCTTTTAGTTTCTGCACCTTTACTGAATGGAATTATAAAAAGTATGATTCCTTCTTTTAATGGATTAGGTGCTGCTGCTTCGGATATGTTTGGAGGACTTGCTGCAAGTTTAAAACAGACAGAAAAAGCGGCAAATATAGAACTTACAAGTCTTAAATTTTTATCGGGGGACGCTGAAGCGGCAACAGCATTTGTCAAAATGACAAATCAAGAGCTTGTAGAGCTGGCCGATGTAAGTGAAACCGGTTTTAGGGGATTAAAAACTTTACAGCAAGGAGGAAATCTTGCAGGTAAAACAATTCAAACAAATTTAAAGCAAGCAAGACTTGGCTTGGGGGCTTTTGCAGACCTTCCAGAGACTGTACGAGACGAATATGTAAGAATGTTTGAAGACTTAGGAACTGCTTCCAAGCTGTCCGGAAATAAATTAAGTTCAGAGATGAATATTGCTACATCAAAAGCAAGATTAGCTTTTGTAAAGTTTAAACAGTCAGCAGTAGTCCAACTAAATAAAATAGCAATCGCAGCACAAAAAACCGCTGTAAAAATAGCTTCAGTATTTACTCGACTTATAAGTGTTATTGGAATAGTTAGTCTTTTAGGTGATGGAGCAAAAGCATTATTAGAAAAACTTGGCGTGAATTTTGACGCTTTAAGTAAAAGTCAACAAAAATACTTAGGTATACTTGAAAGTTTAAATGACGAAAATGCAGATTTTTTAGAATTTCAAAAAGAATTAAATAAAGCATTTCAAGATAATAATCAAGTTTCTCAACGAGTTACAGGAAATATAGCGGAATTATCTAGAAGTATAGATTTTAACGAAGAGACTAGACAAATAAAAGCCCTTTTCGAAACTTTAGGTGATGATAAAGGACTGAAAAGTATACAAAAAGGCTTTTCAAAGGCAGCAGGAGACTTAGGAAATTTATTAGAACAACAATTAACTCGATTAAAAACTATACGAGATACACTAGTTGGAGTTGAGGCAGGAGGAGCTTTTAACAAGCAAAAGAATGCAGCAGCGGCATATAGAGACGAGTTAGATGCAATAATTAAGCTTTTAGAAGGAGCAGATTCAGGTAATGCTCTTGAAATTCCAAAAAGGCTTCTAACAGATGACGGTCAAATTGATCTATCATTTTTAGCTCGGGCAGCTTCTGCATATCAAGATTTAGGATTAACAGCTAAAGCTCTTGCAAAAGATCTTCCAGAAGTAGAGGCTAACGCAAAGGAAGCTTTTAGAGCTTTGGCTCCCGATAGCACGTATGCTCCTTTAATTGCCGAGCTAGAAGCTATAGAAGCTAAGTATATAAAAATAGCAAAAGATAATGCAAAAGCGGGTAGAGATATTATTGCTGTTGACGAGCAACGTAAGGCACTAGCTCTTGCTGCCTTAACATTATTTAAAGAAGAGCAACAAAGACTAATTGATGCGAAAAACAACACCTTAAAAAGAGGTATTTTTGAAAAGAAAAATTTTACTATTGCATCAAGATTTCAAAAGCAACGAATAAAAAGTGCTATGGAAGAGCTCGCCTTAACCGACGAGAAAAAAACTATAGAGGGAAGTATAGCAAGTATTGTAGAAGGTGCTGCACTATTTCAGAAGGGTGTACTAACTCCAACCCAAGAACAAACTATAAGAAACTTAGAACTTGAAAGAGAACTTCGAGATCAGCAGATAAAGCAACTACAAGAGCAAAGAAAAGAAATGGTTCGTTTAAATCAAGCTGCATTAGATGGAGCGGAACAAGCTCTTCAAAAGAATATATTTGATGTACTAACAGGAAAAGAGAATGATCTTAAGGCTTTTCTAGTAAAGATAGCGGAGGGTACTTATAATACTATTGCAAATGAATTATCGAAAATACTTACAGAGAGTATTTTTGATATCTTTAGTAATAAAAGTGAGCAAACTCAAGAACAAAAAATAAGAGACTTATACACAGGCCAAAATGGTGTTTTTGTAGGAGGAGCAGAGATAATCGCCACCGCAATTTCAACTGAAGTTGATAAATCTATAGCAAGAGCAAAGACTCTCTTTGACCAGTATGAATCACTAGATACACTTCCTTCTTCTGCAGGAAATCCTGTTATAACAAGAAAAGCAAATCCTCTGGGCTCAGGAAAAGCCATACCTCTACCCAAACAACCTAAAGACGACGACGAAGAAGCGCCTTCAGGCCAAATGGGTAGAACTGCAGCTGTACAAGCAAATACAACAGCTGTACAAGCAAATACTGCAGCTATACAAGCTTTAACAACTACTTTAGGAGGAAGACCTTCTACAGGTGCAATTGGTGGAAGAAGTGCTGCTGCCTCTGGGGGACGAAATGCTCGTAATACCCAAATAAATGCAGATGCAGCTGATACTCAAGAAAGTGCTGCTATAATGCAAGATGCAAGTGTAAAAACTTTTGCAAATACTGTAAATACTTTGGCAACCACAGTAGCTGCAGGACAACAGGTTAGCGGTAGAGGGTTAGTAGCTTCGGCTGGAATGACATTTATTTCTGCATTTGGATCAGCAGTAGCAGGAAATCTTACAGCAAGATATGGCGGAGTAATGAAGGCCTATTCCGATGGAGGAATTGCAAGAGGAAGAAATGCAGGATATCCAGCAATTTTACATGGAACAGAAGCAGTTGTTCCTTTACCAAACGGAAACTCTATTCCTGTAGAAATGACAGGGTCTGGAGGCGGAGTAAATAATGTTTCCGTAAGTGTAAATATGGGCGACGGTTCTACAAATGTAGAAGGCGGAGAACAGGGCGGTGTTAATTTAGGTAAAGTAATTGCTGGTGCTGTTCAAGAAGAATTGCAAAGACAAAAACGACCGGGCGGAATACTTAGCCCGCTAGGAGTAGCATAATGGCACTTGGATTTCAAGATTTAGGTTCCACACAAAGAGTACCTGATAAAAACTTTACTAAAAAAGTAAAACCAACTGTTCTTAGAATTCAGTTCGGAGACGGCTATGAGCAGCGAGTAACTGAAGGCATAAATAGCTTAAAAGAAACTTATACTATAGGCTTTAACAATCGTCCGAAAGCAGAGATTGATGATATCGTGGCTTTCTTTGATAATAAAAAAGGAACAACTGCTTTTAACTATACTATTCCTGATAGCAATGCGGGAGGAGGAGAACGTACAATAAAAGTAGTTTGTGAAGATTATAGTCAGAAGTATTCTTATGATAACTTTTATTCTTGTTCAGCAACATTTAGACGAGTATATGAACCATGACAGATATTGCAAAAACTTTACAGAAACAAGATCCAGGCTCTGCTCTTGTTGTACTCTATGAACTTGAGTATGGCACAAGTAGTAAGGCCTACTTTTTTGCAGGTCTTGATGACGATAGTACAGCGGTACAGTTTCGAGAAACTGGAGGCACTGTTCGCACGTACACTGCAATTCCAATAACAGCAGACGGTTTTGAAATAAATAGCGACGGAGCACATTCTCGACCTGAAATTTCTATAGGAAATATTGGGAATGTATTAAGCACTGCTATAGGAAATACGCCTTTAGAAGATCTTGTGGGAAAAAGGCTTACTCGACGAACAACTTTACAAAAATATCTTGTAGGAGAATCAGGAGATGCAACGCCTCCAGTAGAGTACCCAAAAGTAACTTATATTATAGATAGACTAAAGTCACGAAATATTCTAAGTGTTACTTATGAACTAGCTGCACCTTTTGATGTTGCAGGAGTTCAATTACCTAAAAGACAGGTAATTGGAGGGGCTTGCCCTTTTCGGTATAAAAGAGCCGCAACTAGTGTGGCAAAAGAGGACAGAGTAGGGGGGTGTAATTGGGATTCTAAATTTGGAAATCATCCAACAGGTTCTGCTCTTTTTATGAATCGATTTGACGAGTACATCGTGCCTTATACTGGTCTATCTACTTCTAGTTTTTCTAGTACAGGAGTCGCAGGGAATTATTACACAACTTCTGCAGCTATTAAAAAAATTAATGCTGATGGAACCATAACAAACGTTAATAGAGTCAATTATTGGTTATGTTTAGGCAATCCCTCGTCTGCAAGTCAAGTTGCTGTAATCTCTCCTAGAGATAATCACTCCTCGTGGAGAAGAATTCGTACTTTTGTTCCTTATAATGCAGCTCATGATTATCAGGGGTATACAGACAGTCGCTATAATGATTATATATTATATAATAATGTTTTATGGCAAATAAAAAAGAAAACACAAGTAGGTACAGGAAATGGAGGAACTCATGCAGCAATACAAGAAGGCGATAGTTGGACTCTTGGAGATGTCTGTGGTAAAAAAGTATCTTCTTGTAGACTGCGTTTCCAAGCGCTAGAAGCAGGAACTACTACAAGACCCTCTATTATTACCGCGCAACATATAGCTTTACCTTTTGGAGGCTTTCCAAGTGTTCAGCAGCGAAGATAAAGAAATTATAAAATATTTATTTGATAAGTACCCAGAAGAAGGTTGTGGATTACTAGTAAATAAAAGAGGAAAAAGCACTTGGATTCCTTGTGAAAATATTGCGGAAGATAGAAAAGAAAACTTTGTTATATCTTCTACAGATTATATAAAAGCAAGTTTATCTGGGGACTTAATAGCAGTTGTTCACAGCCATCCCGATGGTTCAGCAGAATTAAGTGAGCACGATAAAAAGACAAGTAATTTTTTAGGAGTTCCTTACATAGTTTACTCTCTACCCGAAGTAGAAAAAACAGTGTATACTCCAGAATATAATAGAAACCCTTTTGTGGGTAGAGAGTACTCTTTTGGAGAAAATGATTGTTATTCTCTTGTTAGAGATTATTACAGAGAAAAGTTAGGTATTAATCTTGCCACTACAATTTTTGAAGATGATTGGTGGGAGAAAGGATTTAACTATTTTGATGATCTTTTTGAGCCTTTTGGATTTGAAAAAGTAGATACATTACAAGAAAATGATGTCATAGTTTTTCGTATGATGGCACAGGTTCCAAATCATTGTGGAGTTTATTTAGGGGAAGATTTATTTTTACACCATGCAGTAAATAGACTATCGTGTAGAGAGTCGATAAATTCTGTGTGGAGAAAGTATATAGTAGGGTATTATAGATGCAAACAGTTTATTTAAATGGAGATATAGCAAAGTTTGGAGCAGTGTGGCAAACAGACTGTAGAGACATTCGGGACATTTTTAAGCTAATTGAATGTCAGACTCCTGGTTTTCGTAAATATTTAATTGATGCGTCCGAAGCAGATGTATCTTATGAAATAAAAAGAGGCGAAGACTTTGTAGATACTGTAGAAGACTTACTACTTAGTCTAAATAATGAGGATGTAATTATTACTGAAGTTCCTTCTGGTTCAAAATCTGGAGGAGGAAAGTTAGTAGCTGCTATTGCACTTACAGTTCTTATAATGAACCCGGCTTTATTAGGCCTTAGTCCGGAGATGGTAGCAGCGATAGGTGACTTTACAGGAAAAGCTATAGCGGGAACAGGTGGAAAGCTAACAGTAGGAGCGCTAGGTATTGGTATCGCCACAAATCTAGCACTACAAGGAACTGCACAATTACTTGCTCCGGGTCCGGAAGTTGATGCCTCCGAAGCAAATAAAGGATATTTATTTGGAGGAGCAACAAATACTGCAGTTCAAGGCATGCCCGTACCTCTTGCTTACGGAGAGCTTGTAATTGGAGGAACTCCAATTAGTGTAAACTATGATAATCGTCCCATTGCAATTGGCACTTACACAAATAGTGATGATGATGATGGAAAAACTTTAATTGATTATACAGGAGGAACCTTTGTTCCTGGCTCAAACGATGCTACTGATAGCACCTCAGGGGGAGGGGATGATGATTATGATGATAATGACGGACCGCCCGTAATCGTAGTTGTTGATGATCACCTTTATGAAATGACTTCTCCGGATACAATTTTAGAAGGAGCAACAGGCACTATTTCAATAAGCACAACAAATGTAAGTGATGCTACACACTATTGGAAAGTTGAACCTTCTAATCAATTTGGCACCTCTCAAGGAACGGTTGCTATTACAAATAATAGCGGAAGTTTTACTATATCTCCTTCAGCCGATGGGACTGCAGAGGAAGCCCAGCTATGTGTGGTGGTACTTTATACAGATTCTGCACGAGAAGTTTTCGTGTCAGCAACTACTTTCACAATTCCTGCTCAAGTTGCCCAAGATTCAGATGATGAGTTAGATACTGTAACTCCTGGATCGGGAGGAGGGGACGAAGATGGAGAAGAAGATCCACCAATGCCGCCAAGTGATAAGAATAACTTTACCGACATGGCAGGACAAACAACAGCAGAACAGTAGGGAGCGATAAAAATGATCAATGGAGGTTCAAACATATACGACGGTACTATGAATATAGACGTACAAGTAGGCACGGCTACTGTTGGGGAAAGTGCGGCCGCAAAAAGAAATGAAAGACAGTATGGTGTTATATATGATTTGCTAGCTGCGGGTCCTATAGAAGGTGTGGTTGGAGGTTTGTCAGGAATTTATTTAAATGATACGCCTTTAATAGATCGTGCCACTTATAAAACAGTGCGTATGAAACAGCATGCAAATACTAGTATAAATGGAAGTACCGATGTAATAACTTCACCAAATTTGTTTAAAGATGTAGTTTTAACATCGGGGGCTCGTTATGTGCAGATGATACCTACCGGAGCAAATCCTGGAAAAACTGCTGGGGGCGTGGAGACAACCCTACAAAATGCAATGACAAAAGGATCTGTTAGTGTTACTACTGCCGCTTCCGTATTTACTTACATTCAGAGACTGAATTTTGACCAAAGCGGTCCTCAAACTCTTGAGGATCATATTGGAGTAAAGGTACGTATAGCAGGGGCGGGCGTAGACGGTAAGCAGCATGTCGCAGTAATTACTCAAATTCCTAATGGTTCTGGCCCAAATGCGGTAATTTTCCCTCCTATTGAGACTGCAGTGGCTGCCGGGGCTGCCGTATATATAGATAACTTTTTTGCCGTTAGTAGTGTTATAAATGATAATTCAGCTGTTTTAGCTGGCTATAATGGTAATAGTACTAGCAACCAGAATATTATACTCTCTCAAGCTTCTCAATTTTACAATGATAGTAGTTCTTCTTTAAACTATGATAATGCTTTCGCTCACGTTAAAACTGGAACAAGAAATCAATTACCTATAATTGCTGCTCCAGGATATGGAGAAGCTCCTTCAGCTTCCTACATGATTAGTCCTCGTAAAAATTTAACGTGGTTTCAAGGAACAGGGGGAAAAACGCTTTCTCCAGGCAATGCTACTTCAAGTGCTAGTTTTATTTCTGCCGCCGATTTTAATTTAGGACAAAATGTAAAAAATGAAATAGATAGAATAAACATAACAATAGATTTTCCTTCAGGATTAAGGTATATAAGCCCAAAAGGAAATGATGGTCCTGCTGCCGTAGAATTTCAAATAATCTTTGAATATAAATTAGATGCATCTGAGAGCACTTTTACTCAGGAACTAGTCCATGGGCGTAACTATGGAGGAGCAGATTTTATAGACGGAGTTCATCAAGCCGCAAATAATACTAGCAAGACAAATGACTATAGTTGGATAGCGACCGGACAAGACTTTGATCATCAAGATAAAATTGATAATTATTTTGATAATCATGGAAGTTTCTCTCGATATCATAATGCTACTGTAGTTCGTAAAGCTCAGACTGCTTCTTTTACCAAAGATTTTAGTATCATTCTCTCTAAGTATCAGCCTCTTTATGATTGGAAAATACAAATACGTAGGCTTACCCCCGATAATCCAGCACACTGGAATCCTGTAGAAATTGATGGGATGAATGCTCAGCTTTTTGCGAGCTGTAATATACAGACTGTAGAAGCTCAGATTGTAGATAAGTTTACCTACCCAACTTCAGCATATGGGGTTGTTTCATATGCTGCAGAAGATTTTCCAACCCCTCCTAAAAGATCTTATAAGATACGAGGTCGACAAATAAAAGTTCCTTCTAATTACGTTACACGAGAAGAAGCCAACTCGACACAAGCGCAGTATAATAGAAACGTTTCAACAGGTGCTCTAGTTGTAGACGGGTCCGGTAATCCGGTCTATCAACCTTGGAACGGTAGTTTTAGAGGAGATTATAGTCTTTCTGCTACTCATATAAATCATCGTAGAGTTTACACAAATAACCCTGCCTGGATTTTTTATGATGTTCTTACAGATAAAGAAATAGGTCTTGGAGAGTACATACAAGAAACTGATATAGATAAGTATGCTTTGTATCAAATTGCAAGATACTGTGATGAGTTGGTTCCAAACGGTAGAGGAGGATTAGAGCCTAGATTTTCTTGTAATGTGTATATCAAGTCCCAAGCAGATGCGTATAAAGTACTTAAAGATTTAGCTAGTAGTTTTCGAGCTATGATGTACTGGATTGATGGAGAAATAGTATCCGTTCAAGATAGTCCTAAAGAGCCTGTATATACTTTTACTACAGGCAATATAGAAGATGGAATATTTGAATATACGTATACAGGTCAACGAGGTCGTGCAAATCAAATTAATGTAACTTGGAATAATCCTTTAGAGTTATATAAAAGAACAGTTCTTACTGTTGAAGATACTGCAAACATTGAAAGTGTAGGAAAAGTTATTTCTTCGGATATTGTTGCATTTGGCTGCACATCAGAGGGACAGGCTCGTAGACTAGGCGACTGGCACCTTGCAACAACAAAAAATGAAGCTGAAATAGTTTCTTTTACATCCGGACTAAATGCAGCTTTTTTGCGTCCGGGAGACATAATAAATGTTCAAGATAAGAGACGTTATGGCTTTGAAGCCAGTGGGCGTACAGGATCAGGATCAGGCACAATAAACAGTGGGAGTACTCATTACATTGAACTAGATAGAACCGCTACAGCTCCTGGTGGAGGTAATCTAAATGGTTGTAATTTATACTTAATATTTACCGAGCCTGGTATATATTTAGCACAAGATAGTGCAACGATTAATAGCGTATCATATGTAAGAGGGCAGCTTTTACTAGAAAATGCCTCTGGAGGAGCTATTGCTACCCAAGAGCAGGCAGCAAATCTTATAGATGATTCAAACAATCCTGTTATTACTCACTATTCCGAAAATTCAAGAGTCGAAGTAAAAGCAATTACTACGAATGCTAGTTCAGCAAGTACTATTGCGGTAAATGGTTTATTTTCTTCTACACCTCAGCAGGATACTATATGGGCAATAAGTAGAAAAGATGATGTAAATACTGATGACTTACAAGAATACAGAATTTTATCAATAGCAGAAGAAGAGGACGGTAAGTATTCTATAACTGCTTCTTTATATGCAAAAGATAAGTATGACGAAATTGATACTGATTTTTCAGTCGCTACTAATAGATATATACCTCGTCCAAAAGTCGCGGATCTTGTACCTGCTCCTACAGGACTATCTATTGAGCAGCTACCTTCTTCTTCAATTTCCAAAGATGGTACTGGAACTACGGTTTCAGTAATCACTTCGTGGAGTTCCCCTACAGAAACTTTTAAAGATTCTATTGGAACTACAACGCGTATCGGATATAGATTTTTATCTCATTATCAAATTCAACATACGTTCCCCTCGGCAGGTAATAGTGCACAGGAAAATAATTGGGGAAATATTAGAGATATACCCGGCAATACTAGTACAATGACTTTTCCAAATGTAGATGCTGGAACTTATACTATACGTATAAGGGCTGTAAATACTGAAGGAGCTCATTCTCCTTGGAATGAGATAACGCGCGAAGTCTTCTCCTTACCTCCAGGGACAAGTAGAATTGCACGAGTTCCTCGTGGTGGGTTTTTAACATTTAGTCCTGAGTTAAATCAAACTACAGGTCTTCTTCAAATTGATGCAACTGCGTATCGTTATATTCATCCAAGTGGTGAACAGTATATTTTTAATCCCGCAACCACTGCTCAACTACAGCAAGCTTTTAATAGCTTACCTGCAGGACAAAAAGCTTTTTGGGTTTTTGATGCTAGTAATACTTCGGATCCCTGGCTTGTTATGCAATTGCATACAGATACTGTTACTTCAGATATTACTGGTAATGTTTCAAACTTTAACTACTTAAAAGGGGTATCGGCTTCAAACAATGGGCTTACTGCAGCAAGCGGGACAGTCACAGTAACTGCTGGAAGTACGGAAGTTACCGGAAGTAGTACTGCATTTACTACAGACTACTATGTTGGTGGTTTTATAAAAATAAGTACAAATAGTGCTGCCGGAACACAGGTTGCAACTTCTGAATATAGAGAAGTAGTTGAAATAGAGAGTAATACAAAACTATTCGTAAGAAATCCTTTTACTAGAAGCTTCTCTGCTAAGCACGCAATGAAGCAAACTACTGGAATAAGATTCCAGAAAGATGCTATTCTTGCAGAAATTACTCGAGCTTCGTCAGGCACTTCTCCTTATAGCGCAGAGTTTTATGTTCAGGGTAAGGGTAAGAGCGGTTCAGATACTACAAAAACTGTTCATATATTTAGAACTGGAACTTTACCTATTCCTACACCGGATCCTACTTCAACGGAATTAGGAAGAGATCCTGTAGATAATGATTATGCTACACTACATTATGAGGATAAAGACGTAGTTTTAGTATATGATGGAACAGGATGGGGTGAAGAAGAAGATATTCTTGATGGTAGATTAATACGAGAAAATACACTTCCATCAGACGTTATCGAAAGCACAGCAAGTATTGATAAAATAGATAGACTAAAAAATCCCTATGATTTACAGTCTACTGCAAATCCTGGAAATAAGGGAGAGATAGTACTAAGAAATGTAGGGGACAGCCAAAATGCAACCACATGGGGAGCGGTAGGGGTTGTAAAAATAGCCACAGTTGATAGCGAGGGCGCTCCTAAGAAAAGAAAACTTGATAGTATAACAAAACGTTCCTACGTACATCTAGTTGAGGACGTTTCTGACGCTGCCCAAGATAGTGGGACTGTTCCTTCAAAAATATTATTTCAAGCAAATGGTAATTCAACGCTAGTAAGCACTACTACGTCTAGCACTATTACATCGCAGGGATATAAAAGTAGCCGAGTATACTTGCAAAATGCTAATAGTGCTATTAAGCTAGGGGATCTTTTCTCCGCCACAGGAATATCAGGACTATTTGCTACCCCTAAGGTTACGGGTATTCAGATATCTAGTAGTCCTTATTATGTTACCTTAAGCACAAGGGTTCCTTCGTGGTCTGGTTCACGAATTGGCACCTTTACAAGACAACATCATGTTATAGGTGTAGATAACACCGTTCTATCTGTGGGCACCCCTAATACCAGTGCTAACTATATTGTCAAGATACAAACAGGTACTCCAAGCGAAGCAGTGACAGGGGAAGCAATAGTTGCAGGAACCGTGACTGACACCGCAATAGCAAATGGTACTATTACTGGTACAAGTATTGCATCTAATACTGTAGCAACAGGAAATATAGCAAGCGGGGCAGTAACCGCAAACGAGATAGGATCTAATGCAGTTACAACTGCGAAACTAGATTCTGGAGCAGTAACTGGAGCAAAAATTGCTTCTGCTACTATTAATAATTCAAATATTACGAATGGTACTATTACTGGTACAAAGATTGCTTCTGCTACTATTAATAATTCAAATATTACGAATGGCACTATTACTGGTACAAAGATTGCTTCCGCTACTATTACTGATACGAATATTACAAATGGCACTATTACTGGTTCAAAAATAGACTCTGCCACTATTACCGGCAGTAATATGGTTAATAGTACTATTACAGGTACTCAAATTGCAGGCTCTACTATTACTGGAAGTAAGATTGCAGGAACTACTATTACCGGCAGTAATATGGTTAATAGTACTATCACAGCTACTCAAATTGCAGACTCTACTATTACCGGAGGTAAGATTGCTTCAGCAACTATTCAAGCCGCAAATATAGTAGACGGTACTATTACCGGAACACAAATAGACTCTGCTACTATTACTGGATCTAATATTTCTGGCTCAACTATTAGTAATAATTTATTAATAAACAATACAATCCAAGGCGGAAAAATTGCACTTGCTACTATTCAGGGCGGAAATATTGCAGCAAATACAATTACATCAACTAATATAACTGTAACCAATCTTTCGAGCTTATCAGCAAATATAGGTGCAATTAGTTCTGGAAGTTTGCAAGGCGGCACTGTTCCAGACGCAAATACTGCTCCAAGTGGAACGGAGACGGGAAGCTTCTTTGATCTGACACTTGGAAGATTTGTAGTTGGAAATGCAACAAATTATGTTCTTTGGAATGGCACTGCTCTTGTAATTGGAGGAGATGTAATTGCAACAGGAAATATTAAAGATGATGCAATTAGTGCCGCAAAAATTGCAGATGATGCTGTAACTGAGGATACAATTGCAGCGGATGCAGTTGTAAGAGCAAAAATTGCAGATAATGCAATTAATGCAAATAAGATTGCTTCGAATGCAATTACTGCAACTGAAATAGCTGCAAATACCATTACTGCGAATCAACTTACTACTGGAGAGTTTGTAACAGCTACCGCAAATATTGGTGATGGTATAATTACGAATGCAAAGATAGGCAGCTTAAACGCCAATAAAATTGAAGCAGATACCACTTTTTCAAATGATCTAACTGTAGGAAGTACTTTTACTATGAATAGTTCCGGAAAAATGTATAGTTCCGGTAAAACTGATTTTGGAAATGCTACTGCAGGGTTCTTTCTAGGCTACTCAGGAGGTCAGTATAAGTTTCATTTAGGAGATAACTCAAATTATGTAAAATGGGATGGATCTGCTCTTACTATAAACGGTACTTTAAATATTACAGCAAGTGAAGTAAGCGGTCTAGGAGACGCTGCAACTCAAAATGTTGCTAATATTAATATAGGAGATCTAGATAATGCAAGTAGCTTTAAAGGAGCTCTAGGTAACTTAAATAATCCAAGTTCTGCAATTACTCCCACTGATGATACATTAGCAGCTACAAAAATTACTGGAGCTCAAGTAAACTCAAATGTAACTTCTATTTCTGGAGGAGTAATTCAAACAGGCACTCTAAATGCAGATAGAATAACTGCCGGAACTTTTACTGCTTCAGATATTTCAGGAGATATTTCTACTATATTAGCCGCATCGGCAGAAGGCTATGGGTCTGTATATAATGGCCAGCAAAGTGCTAGCGGCACCGGTACTCATGGAATTATGACAAATGCAGTATATGCAGCAGCAAAAGAAGCTCCTCAGCATACTCGAACTGTAGGCTTTTTTACTTATACTGTTGCAGCCAAGGATTATCCGACTTTTTATCTTCCTGCGAACTCAGAAGGGCATACGATAGTTTCTAACCTTCAAGTATTTACTTCAAACAATACTGTCCAAGTATGTCTATATATAGAAAAGCCTAGCTGGATGGGTTATGCAACTTCAAGTTATAGTGGTACTTTTATTAATGCTAATTCAAACAACCCCAAGGTTAGTACTTCTACTTGTACCGCTCAAAGCAATTCTGTAGCAGATAGTAGCTATGGAGCTGATTTGAGAGTTACTGTAAATGGAGATGTGAGAGGAACATTAATTCCTGGCTGTTTTTTACAAAAAGGCGCATATGGATACGACTGTAGAGTAGTATATTGGGAATATGATGCCGCAAATGATAGAAGTACAATTTGGTATCAGTCTCTGCTTACAGGAGGTGGTAGTAGTGAATATGCTCAGGGATATCGAAATGTTGCTGTTTATAGCTCGGGAGATACTGTTAGGACTTACATGTATCAGTTTAGTTCCACACAATACTACAGACCTCTGATTGCTGGAGCAAGAGCTCCAACACAAACCGCCGTACTTAGTGGTTTGGATAACCATATTATAAATTTAATAGGATCAGCAGGAGGGCAAGTAACTTCTGCCCATACCCTTTCTATACTAGCCACTGGCAACGGGACTGGAGTTATACAGAAACTATCAGGTACAGTAAGCGGAGTAAGATAATGACAACAACATATGAAATAAGAGAATTATATACACGAGGAGAGAATAAAACTATAATATCTGCTAAAGTTAGATGTACTGTTACAGAAGATGGGCAAACTGCATTTACAGAAGATGAGGTTTGTTGCCAACCAGCAGATTTTCCTGGGGATTATTCTTTTGTTGCCTTTGAAAATCTTACAAAGGACTTAGTGGAGAGTTGGATTCTTAGAGATGATTGGAAAGTTTTTTGCGGTAAAGAGATGGAGGAGAATGCTTTGGCTCAAATAACTAATCCTACAATTGATACAAACAGTCTTCCTTGGTAATATATAAAATAAACTTAAAAAGACATGTAAAAAAATAATTCTTGACTCCTCACGTCCTGTTTGATATAATTTCATCATGGAGAAATTGAAATGAGTGCAGCAAACCACGACCTAGTGATTGACCAAGGATCGACTTTTGTGATTGACTTAACAATCAAAGAGTCCGGATCCTTGAAAAACTTGACTGGCTTTTCAGCCAGGGCTCAGATGCGCTCAACAAAGACAGCATCGGGAGTAGCAGCTTCGTTTACTTGCACCATTGCAAACCCTACGAATGGAGTAGTAAAAATGGAACTACCAGCACTTACATCGACTGCGATGGCAGCTGGTGTTTATTTTTATGACTTAGAAATACACACAGCAAATGATGCAATAGTAAAACGACTTATAGAAGGAAAAGTTACTATAAATCAAGAAGTTACGAGATAACGATGTCGACTCCTCCAGCTACTCAAGTTACGATTACAGAACAAGTAACTGATTTAACTGTTACAAATACTAATGCAATTTCTGTAGATTTAACAACAGAAGACGTTTCTGTAAGTATAAATAACTTTGCAATTCCAGTTAATTTTATGGATGCAGCAAACGTTGTTTTTGCTGGCCATAATACTGTTACAGCAAATAATGTAAGTGATGCTATAAAGCAACTTGCAGATCAACAATTTAGAGGAACAACTCCTCCTGCAGATGGAACAGCCAATCTGGAGGAAGGAGACCTTTTTTACGATACTGATGACAATCAAGTTAAAGTATACCGCGAAACTAGTTCAGGAGTTTTTGAGTTTGTACCTATAATAGTAGGTGACGCCTCAGGTGATTCAGATACGCTAGACGCAGGAGCCTTTTAAGGCTAACCCCGGAGTTTTAAATGGCTCAAACTATAAAAATCAAAAGAAGTACCAGTACGGCTACTCCTTCCTCTCTGGTAGCCGGTGAATTAGCTTACTCGGATCAAAGTGACAAACTATTTATTGGACAGCCTTCGGATAATGCAGTTACCGTCATTGGCGGTAAGATATTTATGGATATGCTGGATCATGCAGCGGGTACCCTGACTGCATCTAGCGCAATAGTAGTAGATTCGAGCAGTAAGATTGATAAGCTTCTTACTGGTAATATGCGTATTAATAATACTGCTAATCAGATTGATACTACAAGCGGTAATTTAATATTAAATCCAACCGCAAATTTAGTTATAGATTCTGGAACAATAGACGTTAGTACGTCTGCAACTCAGTTTTCTATTATGGACAACTCTGCAACAGCTCTTACAATTGCAGAGGGATCAAACACTTATATGACCTTTATCACC